AAAACACAATACCGATTCAGTGCCATGACCACTGCCAACTCTGGACCCAATCAGTACAGAGTAATGCAAGAACTTAAATACTTTTTTGACTAGATATGAAACTGACCGAAGCACAAGCACAAGGCATAGCACCGTGGGACAACAAGGTAGATGAAAAATGTTACACCATGATTTACCTAGACCGATATCCATGCACACCCGGCCATAGATTGTATGTGCCCATCACTGATGATGCTGACCACGTAGCTCGGGCTATGCAAGATGCCTTGATTGATGGTAACCGCATGGTGTCCCTGGGCGAATGCGATGCTTTTAACATTGGTTACAACGGCGGGGAGGCCGCTGGTCAAACAGTAATGTATCCGCACGTACATCTTATCCCACGCCGAAAGGGCGATGTAGAGGATCCCGTAGGTGGTGTGCGAAATACTATACCGGGCAAAGGCAACTATCGTAAATAACAATATTACAAGTGAGATTCATATGCAAGAAAAAAAATTCCAACTCCAGCTAAAAAATGAGAAATTCGTTGAGCTTAAATTTACATCTATTGAACAAACCAACGGGGAACTTTGGCAAATGTTTGCTACCAGCCAAACTCTTGAGGTATTAAAAAGTTTAGTGGATTCCAACGATCCAGAACAAACTCAATCTGCTAGAAAAACACCTCCAAAAAAGAAAAAGTAATACACAGCGGTCTTGGCGTCATTCCCGCTTGATAAATTCTGCCGCCTATGCTATAATCTAACATAGGAGAATTATAATGGCAAAGTATCTTTCAACAAAACACTACGGACACAACATTGGTCTTTCAGCGGTATTCCGACAGCCCAATGCCGATCACTCGCACTGTCACTTGCTACATGGTTACAGTCTAGCGTTCACATTCACATTTGGCTGTTACAGCCTAGACGACAAAAACTGGGCAGTGGACTTTGGTGGACTCAAAGAACTAAAAGCCTGGTTGGAAGATCACTTTGATCACAAGCTGGCTCTGGATCGTGCAGATCCGCACTTGGCCAAGTTTGAAGAATTACAAGCCTTGGATCTGGTAGAGATTAGAATATTTGACGGTGTGGGTGCAGAAAAGTTTGCCGAGCATGCTTTCACGTTTGCTGACCAATTGATCCGTGCCAAGAGCAATGGTCGTTGCTATTGCGTCAGAGTTGAATGTGCCGAACATGGAGCCAACAGTGCCATCTACGAAGGCTAAAATTTCCTTACACAATAAACGGCGTATATAAATATCAGCCTATGGCAAACGAATATAAGATAGCAATATTATTACCCACTCGTGGTAGAACAGCAGCTCTGGATCGCAGCTTGATTGGACTTTTAGAAAAGGCCGCTGATCTAGACAGCATACAGGTATTGTTGGGGTTGGATACCGACGATGCTGTAGGCATCAAACATTTCCAAGACGAACTACAACCGCGCCTGGATGACATGGGAGTAAACTACACTGCCATGACCTTTGAGCCCATGGGCTATGGCCGGTTGCATGACTATGTCAATACCTTGGCCCGGAATAGTTCTGCAGATTGGATGTTCTTTTGGAACGACGATGCAGTGATGGAAACCCAAGGTTGGGACACAGAGATCTGTCGTTATACCGGAGAGTTCAAACTGCTGGCCGTGCATACACACAACGATCATCCTTACAGCATATTTCCCATAGTGCCCAGGGAGTGGTTGGATGTGATCGGCCACTTGAGTCTGCACAGCATGAATGATGCTTGGCTCAGTCAAAATGCCTATTGTGTCAACATTTGGCAACGCATTGATGTGCATGTTCTGCATGACCGTGCTGATCTTACTGGCAACAACTTAGACAGCACATACAAACAACGTGAACTGCTGGAAGGCAATCCCAGCAATCCTAGAGACTTCCATCATCTTGACATGACTCGAACACGCATGCAAGAATGTGACACGCTAAACGATTATCTGAAATCATTGGGATTGAATCCCACCTACTGGGACAATGTTAAGGCCAACAAACAGGATGCTTGGCAAGTGCTTAGGGAAAATGACATCAACAATCAGATGAGACAGTTCCAGATAAAGATTGCATGAAAAAAATCGTTTATGTCACTGGTTGCTTGGGATTTATTGGAGTGCATGTCACCCAGCAGTGCCTGGCACGTGGTTGGTATGTAATCGGTGTGGACAAAGGCACCTATGCCAGCAACTGGAATTTTTTGGAGGAATTCCAAAAACAGCCCAATTTTCAATTCGTCAAATCCGACATCAATGATTTGGATCGCCTGGTTGACTGCGATTATGTGATCAACACCGCGGCCGAAACACACGTGGACAATTCAATACAGAGTTCGGACGTGTTTATCCGTAGCAACATCAATGGTGTGCATCACCTGTTGCAACTGATCCGGCAACAACCTGCTCACAGAGCACCTGTGTTTTTGCATTTCAGTACGGACGAAGTGTATGGCGACATAGAATCTGGCACACACACAGAAACACATTTGCTCAGACCAAGTAATCCTTATGCAGCTACCAAGGCCGCAGCTGACATGTTGGTGCTGGCCTGGGCCAGGACTCATGCCATCAAGTATGTGATAGTACGACCCACCAACAACTATGGTATTGGACAATACGTGGAAAAACTCATACCAAAAAGTGTCAAGTACCTGCAACTGGGCAAAAAAATTGATCTACACGACTCAGGTAAACCTGTGCGTACTTGGTTGCATGCCAGCGATACCGCCCGGGCTGTGTTACACATCATAGACAGTGCTGTGCAGAACTCCATATTTAATATTTCTGGCAACATCGAACTGGCCAACTATCAAGTGATACAAAAAATCCTGCTGTTGTATTTTGGTTGTGACCATGCACATGACTGGCAACAGTTTACACAACCCAGTGCCAGGCAAGGACAAGACGTCAGATATGCCATAGATGACAGCAAATTAAAACAACTGGGCTGGCAGGCCAAGGCCGATTTTGACCAAGAACTAGCCAGCGTAGTCGAATACTACAGGAATAATTTTGTATGGTAAAGAATTATCTAGTATGTTCAGTTCGTCAAATATCAGAGAACTGGATGGGAACACCCAGTTCACAGTTGTATTTGGACTATCAAGAAATGTATCGTTTAAGATTGGCCAGTTTTGAACACTTTGTGAAAGAACCTTTTGAAGCTGTGGTATGGACTGACCCTGCTACCAATAGCGACACCTGCACTTATCAAAACTGGTTGGATATTAAAGAATTGTGGCATCGTGAACCTTGCAATATATTTTGGGCTGGTGCCGACACACTGATGATCCAACCTACAGAATTGTTTCCTGATAAATTTTCTGAATATCGATTATTCAATTATACTCAACCAAGGAGTTTTAGAGATTTTGCACAGCATTTCAATGACGACATACAATATTATCCACACACCATGTCGACCGATGTGTGGAAATTAGGCGAAGAGTGGTTGACTCAAAGAGAAACACATCCCGATCGTAATTGGGGATTTGACCAGCTGAGACACAATGCCATGTTCTGGAGTCAAGATATTCCAGACTCCGACAGACTGCATCCAGAGATGGCCTATCAAGCAATGAATCTCAGAAATACAGATCCAAAAATAATAGAGCAACACAACAGATTCAATTCTTTGCCCATGGAGCAGGCACACATACTACATTTTCATGGCAGCCGTGGAAGCCAAGCAGTGGTAAACATCATGAAAGAACTTTGTAATCAATTAGGCATTCAAACATGAAACAAATATTACAAGACATTAAAAAATACATTGATGCCAAACACGCAGACAAGACCTGGACTGCCGGCAAGGACTTTGTAAACTATGCTGGCCCGCATTTTTCGTCAGACGAATATGTGGCCGCTGCCGAAGCACTACTGAATGGTTGGTTGGTCATGGGCAACAAGAGCCTGCGCTTTGAACAAAAGTTTCCCAAAGAATTTGGCAAAGCTCGCGGAGTATTGACCAACAGTGGTAGCAGTGCAAATCTCTTGATGATGGCCGCAATGAAAAGCAAACGTGGCTATAACTTTCCTCCAGGCACCAAAGTATTGATGCCCATTGCCGGCTTTCCAACCACACTCAATCCAACCTTACAAAATGGATTTACACCCGTGTTCTGCGACATTGAAATTGATACACTAAACATTGACTTGGATCTGGCAGAACAGATACTTGCTGGTGATCCAGACATCAAAATTATTACGTTTGCACATGTGTTGGGCAATCCACCTAACATGGATCGTGTAATGGAACTAGTCAACCGGCACAATCTAATACTGTTAGAAGATTGTTGTGATGGACTAGGAACTACGTATGATGGCAACCCGCTAGGTAGTTTTGGTCTAATGGCAAGTTGTAGTTTTTATCCAGCACACCACATGACCATGGGTGAAGGTGGCATTGTTGCTATGAATGATCCACAGCAAGAAATCATTGTGCGTAGTCTACGTGAATGGGGACGTGGTTGCTATTGTGTAGGGCCAGAAGCCAACAAGTTAAAATGTGGAACATGCGGCAAGAGATTCAATGAGTGGATCCCAGAGATGCCCGACCAGATCTTTGATCACAAGTATGTGTATGATGAAATTGGTTACAACTTAAAACCCATTGAACTACAAGCGGCCATGGGTTTAGAGCAACTTAAAAAATTGCCAGAGATACATGCGCTACGTCAACGCAACTATGATCTACTGTTTGCTATCTACGAAAAGTACGAAGAGTTTTTCCACTTGCCACGTGCCAGAGACAAAGCCGATGTCAGTTGGTTTGCATTCCCATTGACCATCCGTGCAGATGCTCCGTTCTCACGCATGGACATTGTTGACTATCTTGAAGAAAACTTGATACAGACACGACCATACTTTGCAGGTAACATTATGTTGCAACCTGCATACAGCCACTTGATGAATCCCGCCGAGGCACGTGACAACTATCCTGTGGCCACATTTACTATGAAGAACACATTCTTCCACGGTTGTAGCCCAGTTATTACTCCAGAGCAGATTGAGTACATTGGAGAGAAGGTTGACGGATTTATGAGCTTATACCTATGAATGATGTTGAACAACGAATTATTGATATCAGCTATCGTGAAAAGATACCGCATTTAAGTTCTAACTTGAATGCTGTCAACATCATAGAAGAAATTTACAAGAACAAGGCGGATGATGAACCATTTATCTTAAGTTCTGGCCACGCTGCTTTGGCCTGGTATGTGGTTATAGAAAAATATCTAGGCAAATCCGCCGACTACCTGTTCCATAAACACGGAGTACATCCGCACAGAAATGTCGAGGACGGCTTGCCGTGTTCATCGGGCAGCCTAGGTATGGGGCTGACTGTGGCCTGTGGTTATGCCTTGGCTGATCGTAGTCGTAGAGTCCATTGCTTGATCAGTGACGGCGAGTGCGGCGAAGGAAGCATATGGGAGGCACTACGTTTTATCTACGAAGCTAAATTACACAACCTTGAAGTGTATGTAAACGTCAACGGCATGATTGCCTATGACTTTATTGACAAAGAATATATTATTAATCGTTTACGTGCTTTCTTACCACGAATTAATATACGTGAAACTTCACCTCCGGATTGGCCTTTCGCCAAAGGCATACTCACGCATTACTATGTGCTAAAACCAGAAGATTTGGATCAACTATGAGAAATAGATTTGGCGAACTCATGGCTGATGCACTGATCGCAGACCCCAACGTATGGTTGTTATCGGGTGATCTTGGGTTTGGTGTGCTTAACCGATCAAGAGAAGTGGCACCCGACCGTGCGCTCAACGTGGGCGCTGCCGAACAACTTATGTTGGGCACAGCAGTGGGACTTGCCCACTGTGGCAAGATACCTGTGTGCTACAGCATTACTCCTTTTGTAATTTTCAGGCCCTATGAATGGCTACGCAACTATTTAGATCATGAGCTGGCTCCAGTGAAGTTGGTAGGTGTAGGCCGTGACCAGGACTATGGACATCTAGGGTTTAGTCATTGGGCCGAAGATGCTGCCCGTGCTGTTGCGGTGTTTCCCAATATTAAAATTTATCAACCCAACACTGTGGAAGAATTAGAATCTGTTTGGCCAGAGTTTTTATACAGTGATCAGCCAGCATATCTAAACGTTAGAAGAACCTAATGCCCAATTTTGATTATAAAACTCTGCCGGGTCACTTAGGTGAATTCGTAGAATTTAGAGACAATTCAGAATATCCCGAATTAAAAGATCTGTGGTGGCCACGTTACGACTGGGAGTGCTGGAATTACATGCACCGGTTTCGCATATCTCCAGAATTTTTTGATGAGTTGATGACTCATGTCGACTCTCCTGGTATTATGGTCCAAGCCGGTGGCAACTGTGGACAATACGTTAGGCAGTTTAGTAAACGATTTGGTACTGTGTATACATTTGAACCAGATCCATTGAACTTTTTGTGCCTCACGTTAAACTGCGGAAATAATGTAATAAAAACGCAGGCTTGTTTGGGAAACGATAAAAACTTTGTTAACATAAATCGTAAATCAGACGCAGGTGCTATTCATGTAGACGGCCTGGGTAATGTGCCCACTGTGCGCATTGACGATATGGATTTACCTGGTTGCGATCTTATACAGTTGGACATAGAAGGCTATGAGTATTTTGCTTTACAAGGTGCTGTTCATACCATTGAACAATATCATCCTGTAATCATGGTCGAGTGGTATGGACCCTGGGCGCAAAGATATGGTGCAGATCGAGAGATGTTGGAAGTTTTTTTTGCCGACCTAGGGTACGAACCAATATTGACCAACTATAACGATCAAGTGTACAAGCGATCAAAATGAAAACAGTATTAATTACTGGTGCCAATGGATTTATTGGACACTATCTAGTAGAAGAATTCCTTAAAGATCATCGTGTGGTCTGTGTGGTTCGTCCTGGGTCTACCAACATGATCAGACTGGAACAATTTGTCAATGACATTGAAATTGTCAAACACGATATTAAGAATTCCTGTGGCAGTCTTCCTAAAGCCGACATTATCTTACACGCAGGCGCTAATCCCAGTGCGGCTGACAGCTTGAGCAATCCTACAGCATCTGTCATGGACAATGTGTTGGGTACATTGAACTTGTTGGAACATGCCAGACGCACAGGTGTTGATCGATTTGTCTACTACAGTTCGGGCGAAGTGTTTGGCCCTATATCTATCGGACAGGACAGCCAAGCAACCGATGCCTACAACAGCAATAGTCCCTATGCAGCCGGCAAAGCTGCAGGCGAAGAATTGTGTCTAGCCTATGCCAACTCGTTTGATGTTGCCACCAGCATTATACACATCAACAATACCTTTGGTCCACGTTGCCAAAGCAATCGGTTGCCCGTGATCATCATGCGCAAATTACTCAACAACGAAACCTTGGACATACATGTAGGGCCTAGCAAATTGATCGGTGGGCGCCGTTGGTTCTATGCCGGAGATGTGGCCAGTCATACCCGATTCATCTTAACAACACAATCCGCACATTGTGAAAAATGGAACAGCGCCGGCGATAAGTTTATCAATAATCTTGAATTTGCTCAACAGATCGCCCAGATAATGGGCCAGGAATTATCCTATCAGCTGGTGCCAGTTGACCGTCCTGGGCACGACCTGTGTTTCAGTGTTGATCCAGAAAAATTATATGCGTTAGGATGGCAAGAGCCTCAATCATTCGAACAGCGTCTTACTCAAACGGTCAATTGGTATCAAGCAAATGCTGAATGGCTGTCAAGATAATTGACAAACAGTGGTGAATTGTTGTACAATAGCATATGAAGAAAATCTATCATACTTGGCAGGATATTGAACATCAAACTCAAGAAATTCTGCGACAAATACACTCAGATGCCTGGCGTCCAGACTATGTTGTGGGACTCACTCGTGGAGGCCTAGTTCCAGCCAATTTGATCAGCCAGTATCTTGGATGCAGGATGGAAACACTGAAGGTCAGTTTGCGTGATGGCGCAGAGCAGGAAAGCAACTTGTGGATGGCCGAAGATGCTTTTGGTTATATACCCAAAGAAGAACGTTTATTAGCCGAGTTTGATTTTGCCTTGCATGCCAAAAATATCTTGATAGTAGATGATATCAACGACACCGGTGCCACACTCAACTGGATACAACAAGATTGGATCAGTGGGTGTCTTCCTGAACACGAACGCTGGTCCGGAGTCTGGGGCAACAATGTGCGTGTGGCCTGCCTGTATGACAATGAAAGCAGTCGATCAAAACTGGATGTGTCATATTCAGCAATCACAATTAACAAATCAGCCGATCCGTCCTGGATCGTATTTCCTTGGGAGGCATGGTGGCAAGCCTAGTGCGATCACTGTTGACAGCCTTGCTGATGATCAGTTCGGTTTGCTATGCCGATACTTGGTTGAGTGTGGGTGGCGTCAGTGCGCATGCGTGTCATACTTGTGGTTACAACAACTCGAATCCGGGACTAGGACTACAGCATGAGGTCAACAAAGACTTGCGATTGATAGGCGGTGTGTATTATAATAGCTATCACCGGGCTACAGCGTATGCCGGAGCAGCCTATCAGCCCTTGCAGTATGGCATGATTCGAGTTGGTGTCATGGGCGGATTAGTAACCAATTATAGCGAGTTGCAAGTGCCAGTCATGGCATTGCCGGTTGTGAGCATAGAAGGTGCCCGTATTGGAGTAGACATTTTGGGATTTCCTAGTGTTGGTTCAAGAACAGGTTTAATAACAGTAAATTTCAAATACAAATTATGAAAATCAAAGTTTCGGAAGTGTTTTACAGCCTACAAGGCGAAGGTCGCTTTGTAGGTGTGCCCAGTGTGTTTCTAAGGACCTATGGTTGCAACTTTACCTGTGCAGGATTTGGTTGTAAGCCAGGCGAGAAGAGCACAGGTGCCGATGATGTGGCCGAAGTGGTGCACATGTTTGACCGTTTTGAACACTTGCCCCTGGTGGAAACCGGATGCGACAGTTATGCATCATGGCATCCTGCATTCAAACACTTGAGCCCCACACAGACCACAGAAGAACTGGTAGAGCGCATGTTGGCACTCACACCCAATAACCAGTGGCAACAAAACAATGGCAATGACGTACACTTGGTCATAACCGGTGGTGAGCCATTGCTGGGTTGGCAACGTGCTTACACAGAACTGTTGCAACATGAACGCATGCAGGACCTACGAAACATCACTTTTGAAACCAATGGTACTCAAGAACTGCACAAAGATTTCCGTCATACGCTTTTAGACTGGACCTTGAATCCCCGACATGGCAAACGTGGCAAGACAGCATTGACTTTTAGTGTCAGTGCCAAACTTTCAGCCAGTGGTGAATCCTGGGAAGACGCCATCTGTCCGGACATTGTGATCAGCTATGCCGACATTGGGCACACTTATTTGAAGTTTGTGGTTGAGACCGATGATCACATTGATGAGGCCATACGTGCCACAGATGCGTATCGCCGTGCAGGATTCACAGGTCCTGTGTACTTGATGCCACAGGGCGGTGTAGTCGAGCCCTATGACAAGAATAAACTACGCATAGCGGACATCTGCTGTGCGCAGGGCTGGAACTACAGTCCCAGACTGCACGTTGACCTATGGGGCAATGGATGGGGGAAATAATATGACTGAAACTAAAAAACGCACCGTGGTGCGAATGCTCACTTATCGCCTAACGGCATGGTTGTTTACTATTTTTTGGACATACTTGTTCACAGGTAATCTAGGAGAAGCCACTGGCTTTGCTACAGCATTACACATTTTGTTGAGTATTGATTATTATATTCACGAACGTGTTTGGCTCAAGATCAAGTGGGGACTAAAATAGCACCTATACCAGAACGTATTAACCGTCCCAATGGTGCATTTTACATTCGAGCCGAATGGAAATTGTGCAGGGTGATATGGCCTCAGAGGTGTGAGATCACAGGTCGTAGATTGTGGCCCGGAACCCGAGCTTATCGTGGGATCGCTACCTGGCACGGACCCGGAGAAGCAGTGGTAGAAGAACAATGGCATGGTCGAGGAGAGCATTTAATTTGGCAACTAAAGGAATGATATGACACAACTAGCAAATCAGATAACAACTTGGATACGAGAGTATGCCGATCAAAATCGCATACAAAGTCTCGTGGTAGGCATCAGTGGCGGTATTGATAGCAGTGTGGTCAGTGCTTTGTGTGCTAGTACTGGCATGCCTGTGACCGCAGTGACCATGCCTATCAGACAATTACCTGAACTGCACGATCTAAGCATACGTCACGGAGGCTGGCTGTGTGAGAGATTTGATAATGTTTCACATCAGATCATAAACCTTACTCCTGTGTTTGATCAGTTTGAAACTGTGATGGGCAATTATAATAACCTGTTGGGCATGGCCAACAGTCGTGCTAGATTGCGCATGTCATGCCTGTATCAGATAGCACAGCACACCTCAGGCATAGTGGTAGGTACCGGCAACAAGGTGGAAGATTTTGGTGTGGGGTTTTACACCAAGTATGGTGATGGTGGAGTAGACATCAGCCCCATTGGCGATCTACTCAAAACTGAAGTTTGGAATCTAGGACGAGAATTGGGCATCTTAGATGATATTATCAATGCTGCACCCACCGACGGGCTTTGGGCCGACGGGCGCACTGATCAAGACCAACTGGGCGGGTTGACCTATCCACAACTAGAACTGGCCATGGCACAGGACAATGGGTCTGTGTTGATCAAAAATGCGCTGGAATTGGAACGTCTACAAACGTATCAACAGTTGCGTGCTCGCAGTCTGCACAAGATGAATCCCATACCTGTGTTCAAAAAATCCTAATGCCCACTCAGAACCCAGATAAATTAGTCTGTAGCATTATATTATCATAAGGACCGACATGGCTAAAATTGGATTCATTGGTATTGGTAAACTTGGGCTGGACTGTGCTGAAGTATTTGCAGAAAAACACGAAGTACGAGGCTATGACATTTACCCACGCACCAGCGATACTGTAAAAGTATGCGGCATGGAAGAACTGGTACACGAAAGTGAGTGGATTTTTATTGCTGTGCCTACTCCTCACGCTGAAGGTTACGATGGTAGTGTTCCATCCAGCCATATGACTCCAAAGGACTTTGGTCATGATGCAGTCATTGACGCTATCAATAACATCAATCTATTTGCCGCTACACCCAAAAAAGTAGTGCTGATTTCAACAGTGTTGCCAGGAACCACTCGTAAAAAGTTTATTCCTTTGCTTGATAAAAAACACGAGTTTGTTTACAACCCTTATCTGATTGCCATGGGCTCAGTCAAGTGGGACATGGTCAATCCAGAAATGATCATGTTGGGTACTGAAGATGGCAGTTTGACCGGTGTTGCCGGCGAACTTCACGACTTATATGAAACCATCATGCAGAACAATCCACGCTATGAAATTGGCACATGGGACGAGTGCGAAGCTATCAAGATTTTTTACAACACATTTATTTCAGCCAAGGTTGGCCTTGTAAACATGATCCAGGACTTTGCCCTAAAGATTGGCAATATCAACGTGGATGTGGTAACCAACGCCTTGGCTCGTAGTACCATGCGTATCATGGGTCCCAAGTACATGACTGCTGGCATGGGCGATGCCGGTGCTTGCCATCCTAGAGACAACATTGCTCTACGTTGGTTAGCAGAAGAATACAACATTGGCTATGACTTATTTGACACTGTGATGCATGCCAGAGAAATTCAGGCACGAAACTTAGCTCTGTTTTTAGTTGATCAAGCCAAGAAACACAACTTGCCTGTTGTGATCCACGGCAAAGCCTACAAACCCGATGTTGAATATTGCATTGGGTCATATTCAACCCTGGTTGGATTTTATATCAAGGAAGCAGGATTACCTGTGGTCTATGTTGATCCGCTTGCAGACGACCGTGACGAAGTGGTAGATACTGTGGATCATCCAGCTGTGTTCCTTTGGGCACACAATCGCAAGATCACTTACGAATACACTGGTAACACTCCTGACACACTGCCATACTGCCCAATTTTGCCAGGATCGATTGTGGTTGATCCGTGGCGCAAGATGGTCGACACTGACGGCATAACTGTAGTACACTATGGTAATACCAGACATCAATAGGAAGAGCATGGCCAAAGCACCTGTGAAGAAACCCGTTGCAAAGAAACCCGTTGCCAAGAAAACCAAGGCTACGACCAAGCCTGCAACCAAGACCAATAGGTCCAGCAAGACTTCAAAACTCAAGTCAGCTAGAGATTTAGCCACTGAACGTGGCGAACCTTATGTGTCTGTGCTGAGTGTGGACATAGATCCTGAAAATGTACACAACGGTGCCTTTGAACTGGATTGGAATGACAAATTTGTAGCCAACTTGGTTCGTGCAGGTTATAAGATGAATCCCAAAGACACCGATGCTGACATAGTGGATCGTTGGTTCACTGCTGTGTGTCGTAACGTGGTGCTGGAAACTTACGAACAATACGAAGCCATGAATCCAGAAAGAGATCGTGTAATCAAAAGTAGAGATCTCGGCGATGGCAGATCTGAGGTATCGTGATACTTTATGTCAATGGTGACAGTCATACCGCCGGTGCAGAAGCAGTCAATGTACATGCCTTTGCCGAAGATGATTCACAATATTTTTATCTAGGCCGCGCTCCACATCCAGAGAATCTTGCTGTGACCTGGGGCAAGCAGTTGAGCCTGACCTTGAATGCCGGATTCCATTGTGCAGCAGAAAGCGCCAGTTCCAACAACAGGATTTTAAGGACCACCCGCGAATGGTTGGCCAGTGGCCGGCTAGTAGATTCAAATCAACCGATCATCATACAGTGGAGCACCTGGGAACGAGAAGAGTGGTTGTACAACGGAATCTATTATCAAGTAGGAGCCAGTGGAACTGACAGTGTGCCCTCAGAAGCCGCAGAGAGATATCGCGACTATATAATTGGCACTGATTGGCAACAAAAAACTCAAC